CTCGTTGAGGTCGGCCATCGTGGTCGCACGGTTGGCAGCAGTGCCACCACCGGCCAGCGGGTGGTCGGTAGCGATCAGTGCCTTACCGTCGCCGCCAGCGAAGCTGGAGGAGAAGGCGTTGTTGAGCACGTCGGCACCCTTCACTTCCTTGGTGTTAGCCATGGAGCGAGCGAGGGCCTTCACATAGCGCTTGCCGAGGGAGTCGTAGAGGTTGTCCTCAACGGCCTCTTCGGTCAGCGAGAAGGCGAGTGCGATCGTGTCGTGGGTGTAACGAGCAGTGTAGCTCTCGGAGGCGTTGTCGAATTGGACGCCCTGGCCTTCGGTCTTGACGGGAGCCCCGCCAAAGCCGGTGACCAGCACTTCCTCTTCAAACGCACGCTGAGAATCTTCAACGGCGAAGATCTGCTCGTACTCGCGAGAGTAGCTGTCGTAGCTCATGCCAAAGAGGCTGTTGAGTCCGGGCTCAAGCTCTTTGGCGAGCTGGGCGCGTGAAATAGCCATTATTCAGCCTCCTTATGCTAAGCCGGCGGACTTCACGCCCATGATGTGGTTTTGGATAACCACAAGCACGTTCGTGTTGGCCGAGGCCACGTCGTCGTTGTCGGGATCCTGAGAGATGTCGATTGCCTTGAGGGGCAGGGTCGTGGTCGTAGCACCCGTGGTGACATCGAGCTCCAAGTTGGAGCGACCGCTCTTCACGTCGCCCGTGGTGGCGTTATCGACGATGTCGAAGTTGCCAAACAGGTCAGCGACGGGGAAAGCAGCATCGGCTTGCACTTCAAACACCACGCTCGGATCGTCGATGACGAAAGCAATGATGTCGGAAGCGGCAATACCGCCAGGGTAGTAGTTCTTGAACACCTGCTCACCAGTGGTCGGATCCGTGTACTGGCAGCCGTTGAAAACGCCTACCACCGGAACCGCGCTGGATGCAGCAGCACGCTCAATACCACCGCCGGTTACTTGCTTGACCAGGTCGCCCTGGAAAATCTTGCCGGAAAGACCGCTTGCGATCCGGTAACGGGATTGACCCCCAGAGTAAGGGGCTCCACCCATCATCCGGCTCGGACGCAGTCCAAATGCAGCGTCTTTATTTGCCATGTGAATGGCCTCCTATCAGCGTCGTCCAAAAGTGACTTGGGTATCGCGCTGGGGGTCGTACTTCACATAACGATTGTCGCCCCGGAGCTCGCTGAACATGTTGTTGTCCAACGCTTCCCGGGCCTGGCGCGTCTTGTCGCTGTAATACGCTCGACGCTCCTCAATCGTTTCGATCGGTAACTTCGCCAGCAGCAGACCCTCTGTGCTAATCACACCCTCATGGCGGCCGCTGTCCATGGTGGGGTAGGCATCGCGCCACTCAGGCGGGAGGTCGGTGCCACGCACCAGTTCCCAGCCCTCGCGCACTCGACGGGACACGTTGGCCCTGTCTTCTTGCCCCAGCATGCTCTCCCGAATCCAACGGTATTCGTACCCCGGAGGAGGCGGAGGAGTTTCCAGCTTGCGCACTGGGCGCCAAGGTTGTCTGCGAGCTTGTTTTTCGTGAGTCTCGGAATCACGGCTTGCGCGGCTAGTCGTATTACTCATGTCAGCGTGCCTCTCGTTGTGCGATCTTCTGCTTTTCCTTGGCCACTCGCTGGAGCCATTGCTCCTCGGACAAGTTGTGCGGCTTCAGACCGCGGAGGCGTTCGATCTCCGACTTGGTGAACGTCACGCCACGCTTAGTCTGTGTTTTTTGCCGACCTCCTACTGAGGCGGAAGCGACTCTTTGCACAGAGGGTCGACTTTCCTGTTTCCCGGCAACCTGGCCGTCGTCACCGGCGGCCTTGAGCGAAGGATACGCCCGATAAACGCGATTGTTCAACTCCGCATAATAATCCTCGGAGTCGGCTTCGTAGCCTTCGTTCAGAAGGTTGAAGTGGGTGAAATACGCAAGCTGCGTAGCGGCAGAATGCTCGGGATCCTCTTGGTTCCCGTACCAGGGGTTCTGCTGGTGCCAGGACAGGGCCTGGTCGGTCGGCTTGACCTCCTGCTGGGGCGCTTGCTGCTGCGGCTGCTGTTGGTACTGCTGATATTGCTCAGGCTGGGCCTGGTATTGCTGGGCCTGAGCCTGCTGGGCACCAGCCTGGCGGGCCTTGGCCGCGTTCAGCTTCTCCTTCTGGATTGCGAGCTCGGTCTTCAGCGTATCGGCCTTAGACATGAGCTCAGCATCGCCGCTGGCTACCGCCTTCCGGTAGATCTCGTCTACCTGGTCAGTCTTGGCCTTCAGCGACTCCTCTTCCTTCTGGAGCATGCTCTGCTGGTAGTGGACCGTCTGCTGACGATACTGCTGGAGCTCCTGCTCCTTTTGCATCGCCAGGCGCTCTAGCTGGGCAGCGCGCTCCTCGGCCTCGCGGCTCTTGGCGTTGAGCTTGTTAATGCGCCGAGACACTTGCTTCGTGTAGCGCTCAAGCTCGTCCTCGGGGGAGGCTTTCGCCTCAGATTGCTCCGCACCTTCGGGCAGGTCTTCGGTGATCTCAATGTCGACCTGATCTTCTTCGGCTTGTTTCGCTGAGTTCTCAATCATCGGAAGCTCACTATGTCGTCTGGGTTGAGGATCGTGCCAATGACCTCGTCGTCATTGATGATGCGGACCTCGGCGCCGTCTTCAAGCTTGAAGCGGGCCCCCGAGTAGCGGCCGATTAGAACCCAGTCGCGCTCCTTGCACCAAGGCTTGTGGCCAAACTTCGCCGTCTCCGCGTAGCAGAGCGGACCCATCTTCACCACATAGGCCACCACGGTGGCGAGCCCTTCCCGGTCAAGAGTCTCCTGGGTCAGGTGGATCCCACCCTTGGTCGTGCCCTTCCCCGCATAAGGAAGAACCAGCATGCGCCAGCCGGACGGGCTTGGCATGCGCTCAAGCGCGCTCTTCTCCAACAGCGTTGGATCGAGCACGCGCTCCTCAGTGCTTACATAAGCACCCTCTACACTTGGTTTGCTCACCGCGCCTCCTTCTTGAGGTAGTCCCGAATGGTCTCCTCGATAAAGTCTAGCGCACGCAGCTCGCCTTGCACAAACTTGTACTGTTCCATATCTTTGAGCAAACCACTCATGAGCATCTCTTGAATCAGCGCCCGACGCTCACGAATGGTTCGATCGATCTTGGACTGAAGGTCGAGGTCGTCCATCAATCCCTTTCGTAGAAATAAAGGCCCTTAGTGGCGGCGCCGGTGCCACGGGTCTTCATTCTCTTCGGCTTGCCGCCCATGACGGCACCACCGGCTTTCATCTCCTTCGCCTTCTTCATGGCGATGGCGACGGCTTGGTTTTGAGGACGACCCTCTTTACGGAGCATCTTGATGTTCTCCGAGATCGTCTCCTGGCCACGTCCCTTCTTCAGCGGCATCTTGTGCCTCCTTCTTCTTGGGTGCCGCCTTGCGACGGCGCTTGGGTTTGATTGCAGGCTCCTCGATCAGGGCCTCCTGCTCGACGTCAGAAAGAACCACCGAGGGAGGCGCAGGTTCCTCCCCGGTAGCCCGGCCAAGCTTGGCCGCAATCCGTGCCTCGTTAGCCGCGTCGCGGTCGGCCTTGCGCTTCTCCTCGGCCGCGAAGGCCATGCGCTCTAGCTCCCGGACCTCCTTCTTGTGGGCCCGGAGCTTATCGATCGCCTCAAGGCGGTAGCTGGTGGTCATTGTTGTCTCCCAAATTTCTGTGCGAGCTCCATAAGCTTGAGCTCAGCGTTCTGGCGAAGCCGGTCCTCGGCGATCGCGATCTTGTCGTCAGCGATCTGCTTCTGCAGATCCATGCGCTGGCGCTGGATCTCGGCCTCCAGGAGCTTCTCCTGCATCCGGCGCTGCTCCTCGGCCTGGAACTCGCCCTGGTCCTGCTGGAGCTCTGCGGCCCGGAGCGCAAGCTCCTGCTGGCGGATCTGGACCAGCGGATCCTCTGCCCCGCCCTGGCCGATGGACTCCATGAGCTCGGCGGTCAGCTGGGCCAGGATCGGCGAGGCCACCTGGTCGATCAGCATCTGGGCCTGCTGCTGGAAGGCCTGGACCTGCTCCGGCGGCAGCTGCTGCGCGAGCATGGGCAGCTGCTGGATCTGCTGCATCACCTCCGGCGGAAGCTGCTGCTGGGCCATCTGAGCGGCCCGGAACTGCAGGTGCTGGAGCATGTGCGAGATGATCATCGCCTGCAGCTGCGGGTTCTCCTTGACCACCTGGGTCAGGAAGAGCTGGCGGTGGGCGTCGACGTGGGCCACATGGTTCTGCTGCTCAAAGGCCTGCGCGGGCTGCCCGAGCAGGAGCCCGGAGTTCTCCAGGCCCGCATCCACCGGCATGGGCGGCTGGGGCTCAGGAGGCGGCTGCAAGAGGGTATCGATATCGTCCACCCCAAGGGCCGCGTACATGCGCCGGTAGGCCTCGTAGACGCCCCGCGGGCCATGGATCTGCGGGTTGGACTGGACCAGCTGCATCAGCTCCTGGGCCATGGTGATGCGCTGGCTCTGGGAGAAGATGTTCGGGTCCGAAACAGGGATCACGTCCACCCGGCCGTCGAAGTCGGCGTTCAGGACCTGCTGTTGGCCGGAACCCGTCTGGTAGGGGTATGCCGGCGGCAGGTACTCGCTGAAGACCCGGGCCATCAGCTGGAACTCGATCTTCTGGCTGTAGTGCAGGCGCTTGTGGATCGCGCTCATCACCTTCGTGCCACGCTCCAGCAAGGCCACGGTCGTGCCCACGGGCATCTGCTGGTTCATGTCCCCGACGTTCATGTCGGCGATCGAGGCAAAGCGCTTGCCGCTCTCGACCAGCAGCCCGAGCAGCTGCATGAGGACGTTCGACGGCTCCTTGATCGGCAGCGGGATCAGGTTCTCCCGGAGGCTGCCGCCGGTGGTGTCGATATCCCGGAACTCACCGGGCTGGAGCGGGTTGTCCTCGTCCCGGATCCGCATCCCGCGGGCCTTGAAGCCAGCAGGCAGGTTGGCCAGGGTGCCGGCGTCGATCAGCTGACGCAGGATCGAGGTCGAGGCCTTCGACAGGCCGCCGATCATGTGGCTCAAGCCCAGGCCGTAGAAGCCCAGGCCGGGGAGGAACTTGAACTGCACGAAGTAGTTGATCTTGCGCTTCGACGGATCCTGCTCGCGCCAGTTGCGGCGCACGGACAGGACCTGCTGAGAGTCCTCGTCGATGGTGACGATGTAGGGCAGCTTCAGCCCCGTGGGGTCGCCGTCCTCGCCGACGTCCTCAAAGCCCGGGAGGTCGAGGATCGTGTGGACCTCGTAGACCGTGCGGTCGCGCATCTCCTGGTAGGACGGGGACTGGCCCTCGATGTCGTCGATCTGCTCCTCGATGTCGTCCCGGGAATAGCGGCCGTTCCCACCCTTGAGCTCGACGTCCGCGTAGAAGCCATTCAGCTGCAGCTTCCGGATTTCGTTCTTGCTCATGGTCAAGACGTGGGTCACGCGCTCGGCCGAGAACAGGTCCGGGGCCTCGTAGGGCACCACCAGATCCTCCGGGGCGATGAACTTGCTCACCGCCCGGTCTAGCACCGTGTCGTAGTAGACCTTCTTGAACGCGGATCCCGCCAAGGGCAGGTAGAAGAGGAGCATGTCGAGCTCGGGGTCGTACTCCTCCATCACGTTCATGATGTAGAAGTTCATGAAGTCCTGGACCCGCTCAGCCTGCTGCTCCACCTCGACAGAGCGCGCGCCGACGATCTCGGTCTTCACCGGGCCCTTGGCCGGCAGGAGCTCCTTGTATGCCTGGGCCTGGAACTGGGTCACGGCCTCGGCCAGGATCGGGTGGATCACCCCAGAGGCGCCCTCAAAAGGCTGGGAGCGGCTCTCGTCGAAGCGCATGCCCAGGTACTTCAGGCCGTCGACGTAGGTCTTCTCCCAGTCCGAGCGCGATTCCTTGTCGGCCTTAATCGAAGACAGGACGTCGTCGGCCAGGCTGGAGAGATCGCTCGGGTCCAGGTACTCGACGAGGTTCTCGTCGTGGCCGGCCATGGGCATCTCGGGCTCGGCGTCGATCTCGTCGTCGATCAGGAGCCCCTCCTCGGCGACCAGGACCATGGCCGCGTCACGCACCATGTCCTCGCGGGAGGGTTCCGGGAAGACCTCGATCTGATTCCCCATGGGGATGATATCGGGGTCGTCCTGCGTGCCGAGCTCGCGCTTTTCAATAGCCATCAGTAGTAAACCACCCTGTCTCGCCGTAGCGGCCGCATCTCTTCTTGATAGTCCTCGTCCAGGGTAACAAATCCGCCCTGGCGGAACCTCATCAAGGCCATGGTCGCCGAGTCGCAGAAGTCATCGTTATCCCCAAACGGGAATGAAGCCATTTCCTCGATGACCTCCTCGGCAAAAGTCTGCTCCGGAGCCCAGACCATACCCGATTCAAAGATCGGGGCCACGCTGTTCATCCTGGCAATCTTATCCTGCCCCCGGCTCGGCGTATACGCGGTCACCGGGATGCCCATGCGCCGGAGCTCGTGGGTCAGGGGCGTGCCCGAGGCCTTGGCCTCGATCAGGACGCAGTCCGGCTCCCAGTAGCGGTACTCCTCCATGGCGATCCGCTTCAGGTCCGGGAAGTCGACCCGCATGCGTTTGGCGTCGAGGAGGATGATCTGCTCCGGGCCCTCATCCTCGGGCTGGAAGATCGCCCAGGTGGTGATCGCCGAGTAGTCGGCGGTCTCCTTCTTGGAGTAGGCGGTATCGTAGGACTGGATCACATAGCTGTAGGCCGGGACGTGATCCGGCTCCCAGCGCCGCCACCACTCGCGCTTGACGATCGAGCCCTCCTCGGCCGTCGGGTTCTGCATCCACTGCGCGTTCCACTTGGAGATCGGCAGCGAGGCCTTAACCGAGAGGAGTTCCTCCTTCTTCCAGAACTCGGGCCAGAGCGGCTCCTCGCTCTCGGGCATGATCGCCGGGAACTCGACCACGTCCCACTGGTCGGCGTAGTCGTCGCCCTGCTTCTTGAGCACGCGCCCCACGAGGTCCTTCGTGGACCAGCGGGTCATGACGATGACGATGATCCCACCCGGCTGGAGACGCTGCCGTGGGCCCGAGGTATACCACTCGTATATACCATCCAGGGCCGTGGCCGAGAGGGCGTCTTGCTCCGATACCGGGTCGTCGATCACCAGAAGGTCAGCGCCCCGGCCAGTGATCGCGCCGCCCACGCCCGAGTAGAAAGCTTCGCCGCCGCCGTTGGTGGTCCAGCGGCCGGCGCTCTTGTTATCGCCCTCAAGCTGGAGGCTCGGGAAAACTTCCTGGTAGGCGTCGCTGTCGATAATATTCCGCACCCGGCGACCGAACCGAACCGCGAGCTCCGCGGTGTGGGTCGCCTGGATGATTTTCAGGTTGGGGCGCCGGCCCATCATCCACGCCGGGAAGAAGGTCGAGGCGAACTCGGATTTGGAATGTCGGGGCGGGAGGCAAACGATCAGGCGCTTCAGCTTCCCGTCGGCGATCTTATTGAACTTCTCGGCGATGATCTGATGGTGCCGGCCCTCGATGAAGTCCGGCCACTGGGTCTTCACGAAGGCCATAAAGTCCTTCTGGGCGCTTTCCTGCTTCTCAAGCGTCTCGTAGCGCTTGAGCAGGGCCATGGCCTCCGCTTTTTCACTGTCGGAGAGGAGGTCGAAGTCCTTGAGGGCTAGGCTAGACATTTCCGCCAGTCCTCTCCCAGGAACAGCAAAGCCTCTGCTTCGCGCCTGCGGACAAGACCGGGGAGCTCCTTGCCGCCGGACTTGGTCCACCGGAGGATCTGGGCCGGCACGTCATCGAAGTCGCCCT